CAGTACCAACAGCAAAACTAGAAGTTGATGGAAACTTATCAACAAGTGGAAATGTTACAGTAGGTGCTACTGATGGTTCAGCTCTATCGATAGGATCTGATCTGACAACAGACGGTACTAATTTATTTTGGAAAGGAACTCAACTTAGCTAATATGAGCAATTTAATTAACAGGTTAAACAAATTAGATAAGTTAGACAAAGAGACTATGGAGCAGTTAGAATCTCTGATAATAGTTGGGGATTATGTTTCAGTGGAGAAAAAGATATCAGACCTTGAAAAAGAAAGAGACTGCAGTTACTTGACAGAATGTCTTTTGCAAAAATTAAAAGGCAAGTCTGTATATACAACTGTTAATAAGATGATGAACGATAAAACTAAATCTGTTTATGAATCTTTGAAGGGAATGACTAGTTTGATGACTCACGCTATAATAGAGTGTGAGCATGGTGATGTAAAGTATCGGAAGTTAGTAAAATCAATATATGGGTCATTATCTTCAATACTACAGGAGTTATAAAATGAATAGTTATAATCAACATGAGCAGGAAAAGATGGATATCCCTAAAAAGGTTTTAGACGAAGCCGTTGCTGGGACAACAGAAATTCTTGAGGCATTGTCTTCTATCCCAATGATTAATGAGAGTACCGAATCAAATAAGGGAGAAAAGAGAGAAGTTAATCCTTCAGAGATTGACGACTCTCTAAGTTCTTTCATAAAAGGGAATTTAGATATAGATTAATTAAAGTAATAAATAACTGTAAGGAGAATATAATGAGAGAAGATATTTTTGAAGCATTGAAAGAAAATCTTGATTCTATGGGGAAGGCAAGCCCATCTATGGAAGAGAGCAGAACAAATTTTAAATCTAGCGATATTGCATTAGAATCACTTGATCTTTTGACACCAAGTGAAGAGGTCGCAACACCAAAAAATGAAGAAGTGGAAGCGAACAGAAAAAGAATTCTTGAGATGTCTTCTGAGAATGAGGCTGAGTCAGAGGGTAAAATGTGGTTGGGTGCATCAGGCGATCAGAATTTTTATATTGAACTTGATCAGGTAGAGGATGTAGTTAAAGGGTACAAAGTTCAAGATCCTATTGAGCAAGTAGTTGCCGAAGGACAGAATGACGAAGGTTTTGATGTGTTACAAATGCTTATTGAGATTTCAGATGAGTTACAGCTTGATAGTATTGGATTTTCACTTTTGAAGTCATTAGGGATTCTTGAGGTTGAAGATGAAGAAGGCGAAGAAGGCGAAGAAAAAGGCGATGATGAAGAGGGTGACGAAGAACCAACTGATGAGCCAGCAGACGAACCTTCAGAAGAACCAGAAGAGCCGGCAGAAGAGATTGAAGAGCCTGTGGAGGATTCAGTTATTGTTGAGGAGGCGGACGAAGACTGGGGAACAAATGACCAAGGTGAGAAGATGGATGCTGCTGAGGCAATTGGAACATCATACCTCAATGGGAATCTAAGTTGGGTTCGTGAGAAAATTGGAGGCAACATTGCACTTGCAATGAAAGTACTTTTGTGGTTGGAAGAAAGGGCTCCAGATGAAGCCGATATGTTCAAACAACGCATGGTCAGTGAAAATGTGGAAGAAGCGAAGACAAACGAAGAAACAGACCCAGCATCTGATATGTACAATGCCCTTAAAGTGTTTACGACAACAACTGAGATTGTTGATTTCCTAAAGAAGGACGATTCAGCTGCACTAAGACAAGCTAACGCTGCATTGGAAGGGTTTGAGAAGGCAAATGGTGAGTCTGTAGAAGAAACTGATGGGGAATCTGAAGAAATTTCCGCACTCGTTTCTGAATATGATCGATTGGCAGAACTCATTGACGGTGAACAAGATGAAAATAAAAGAGCAGATATGGATGGCGAAATGGACTCGATTGATGCTAAATTGCGTGAGCTTGGGTACGATTTGAGTTCAGTTCAAGCGAATGAGAAATGCAAGAGCAAGAAGAAGGTCAAAAAAAATGAACGCAAAAATGCAACTATTAAGTCTAAAAAAGGTAATATTATAAGTAGGGACGATGTAAGAGAAGCTCGTGTGCCTACACCAGAAGAGATGGAAGATCCTGAGAAGGTAATTAAGGCTCTTTTGGAATCAAAGGGCGAAAAGTTTAAGGATATTTTTAAGTTTATTGAAGATCCATTAAATTTGGTAAAAGAAATTTATGAGAATTTTGGTATCACATTTAATGATGCTAAATTTGATGCGATTGACGATAGCATAGAAGATAGTGACAAAATGACTTTCTGGCATATCGATGAAGATCGCAAGATGAAGTCTGGTATAGACTTACAGAAAGGGTTATTTGCAGTTACCCACAATAATAACTTGGCTATTTTATCAGAGGGAAAGATAAAAAAGTTTGGGAGTATTGTTAAGGGCGGATTAACGAAGGTTGTTGAAATTAGTAATGGGCATATTGACATTTCATTAAAATAATTTGGGGGGAATATGGAATTTTCAGATAAAGTATTTGTAAATATGAGTGTTAATTCTGGTGATTTTTACATCGCTGATGAAACTGAAGAGGTTGCCATCAATTTTACTCTCAATTTGGGAGAAAAGCGTTATGGTATTGTGTTTGATAGTTTAAGAATTGACGATGTTGAGGTCAATCCAGAGCTCATGAATGCTGAATCTGATGAAGTTGTTATGGAGAAGGTGGTATCCGTTGATTTTTCTGGTGCGGATATTGAGTGGATACCATCTTCTGCCTTTGCTGTAAAGGAAATATACTTGTCTTTTGACAGTGAACTAAACTTAACACAAAAGACGGTAGAGATGTATTACATACAACCTGAAGACGATGTACTAGAGAGCGAACTCAAGAAGGCTTTGAAAGAAAATATAGATTCTGAGGATATCAATACTATTAGTGAGACTTTGAATGGCGATCCGATAGGGGAGACGTTCAGAATTGAAGGTTAATTGTGGGGGAAAAATATTTTTATAGCATTGATTTTGAAGACGGTGATAAAGATCTTAAGAGATTATTGAATTTGAGTCTTTTTCAATCAATACATTCTATTATAAAGAAGGGCTTTATTTTTAGTGGATGCACTCATTCGTTGGCTGATTTTGAAGATCAAAATGAAGACGTTATGACCAGTTATTACCATGAACCAAATCATATTTTGTTCGATAATTTGATCAAAAGTTTTGAAAATAGATATAAAAATTTAATTGTAAAAGTTATAAAGTCACTATAAGGAGACTCAGATATGAAGTTGACTAACTTGAATGAGAACAGCGTTGCCGTTGCCAAAATTGTTGAAGCGGAAAAGGGACTATACCCAGGTATCTTGTCCAGAGTTCAGTATGAGATTTGTGAAGTTGGAAGGGTCAATCGTAACCGTAGAAAGTATTCTTGGGATTTGTGGGAAAGAGTGATGAACGATGAGGAAGTGCAAAACCAGATCAAGAGCAGAACTATGAAGTGTTGCGAAGAACATCCTGACGAATCTAATACGACAAGGACTGATAGGGTTGTGGGATGTGTTGTGGACATTGTTGAGGATCGTAATGAAAATAAGATGTATGCGGTCATGGATGTAGCAGACACTCCATTAGGCAGAATTATTAATACTCTCATTCAAGCCAAGATTGGCATCGGGGTTTCTACTAGAGCAAATGGTCAGCAGATTGAGTGCGTTGATGAGGAGACCAAGGAAACATATTTTGATGTGGATCCAGAATCATATGAGTTTAAGACGGTAGATTTTACAGCATCCCCTTCAAATTTTGGGTCAGAACTGCCAGTTGCAGTTGAGCATCAAGTGTGTGAAATAGTTCGTGAGAGTTTGCTCACAAAGAAACTTGACGAGCAGGTGGCATTTTCTATCCTTGAACCAATGAAGTCTAAGAGTGCAATGGCTCTTTGTGAGTCGGTTAAGACATCAGTTGATGAGGGATTCAGTTACCTAGAATGTGAAAGAAAATTGCTTGCAGGTTCTGAAACTGGATTCAAAATGAAATTCACTGATTGGATGAAGAACGAGAAGAAGATGGACGAAGCAACGATCGAGGGCTTGTGGGCGGATGATTCAGCATATGATGAGATGCGTAAGGAGTTTGAGTTAACACAGTTATGTGAAGCTGATGAAGAAGAACCTGTCGAAGAACCAAAGGAAGAGCCGAAGGAAGAGCCAAAGGAAGCTCCGGAAGAAGAGGACGATCAGGAGAAGAAGAATGAATTAATAAATTTGATTAAGAGGTTTGAGCTTGATGATATTGTAAATGTGTTTGTTGACCAGAAGATCGGATTTCAATACACTCGTGACCTTGAGGAACTGCAAGGGAATATCGAGGACAAGCTAAGCCGTATGTCTGAAGAATCATTATCAAAGGTATATGATGAACTGCTTATGCTTTCAAAGGCTGATGAAGAACCAAAGGAAGAAGAACCAAAGGAAGAAGAGCCAGCAGAGGAGCCGAAAGAAGAGCCAAAGGAAGAGCCTAAAGAGGAAACTGTTGTAGAGTCTGAAGAGGATCTTGACCTTGATAAAATTCATGCTGATTTTAATGATTTGTATTTTAGTTATGATAAAGGCAATTTGACTAAGGAGGAAGTTCTTAAGACGATGAAGAATTATTTTAATGAAGATCCGAAGGAAGAGCCGAAGGAAGAGTCTGTTAATGAAGCATCAGTTGAAGGAGTAGCTAAGATGTCTGACGGTCTTATAAAAGGTAATTATAATAGATTATCTAAGAAGGCCAATAAGAGTGATAAAGAATCTGAGTTTGAAAAGGTTTTGAAGGCGGAGATGGATAAGCGAGATGTCAAAGAATCTGATGAAGAAGATGAGGATGATGGGCATCGTGAACTGGATTATGAATCTGTAAAAAATGGTTTGGAGAACGGTGGGTGGAAAGAGACTAACGGTATTGCATTATATACTAACCCTGAGTATCCAAAATACATGGTGGATATAAATGCAATAGTTGGTGCGGTTAGACCTATAGAAGGGGACGAGATCCCAGATAACGACGATGATAAAACGTATTCACAGATTGATGATTATCCAGTATTCCGATTCTATACATACGAGGAATTGCAGAGTTGGTTAGAAAATCCTGTTGAAGAAACGATTATTTCAAGTATAGATGAATTGTTTGCAGTTGTTGAGGCATCTGTTGATCATCAATTTAAGATTCATGAAGATAAACTTAAGGCTATTGCTTTAATGGATTTAGGGAAATTAGCAAAGGTTTTTGAGGCAGAAGTCGGGAGCAGCCAAGAAGTCAAGGAAGGCGTTTTAGATCGTTTGGATAAAACTCTCAAAGAAAAAGAAGTCGAACTTGAGAAGATCAACGATAAGGATGTTGCAGAAGCATTACGAAAAGAGATCCAAGAAGTCAAAGATGCTATTTATGATGTTCGTACACAAATGGCTGAGAATGAGAAGTCAAATGAAGGATCAGATAGAGTCCTTAGTTGTACTGACTGTGATGGCACAGGTGAGATCGATGGGATTCCTTGTAGTAATTGTGATGGGAAGGGTGAGTATTCTATCAAAGAGGCAATAGCAAAAGTTAATCATTCGTATAACTCTTTAAGGAATTTGACAGCAGTTGCGAAGAGTGAGAGTGAAATGTTGCTTGAGCAGTATGATGTTAAGGTTAAAGGGATTGAGAAGGATTTATCTGTTAAGAAAAACGAAGCAATAAGATTGAAGAAGAGTTATGACACTAAGATTGATGACATGGAGAAAAGTCATTTGCAAGAAGTGTTTAAGTTATCATTTGTAAGACCAATTGTAGAGAATAGTCCCGTTCAACTTCCAGGAAAGGTTTTAACACTTTTAGAATCTTGTAGCACTGAGGACGAAGTTCACGTGGTTATAAATGATTTCAACGCAAGCGAAAGGGAATCACTGCTACGCTTTAGCAATGATAAGACTGCAGTTGTTGTGGAATCAAAGAAGGAGGAAGAGGAACCGAAGGAAAATCTTGTAAGTAAAGAACTTGTAAGAAATTTGAATTTATTAAGTTAAGAAATAGTTAAGGAGAACATCATGGGTTTGGAAACAAAATTAACAGAGATCGCAAAGCAGCGTTTGACAGAGATGGAAGATCGTCAATCAGCAGCCGTAGGTCGTTGGAAAGATATCATTGATATCGTAGAATCACATTACAAAGAAAAAGGTCGCTCTTTTCCTTTGTATCAGAAGTATAATATCGCACGTTGTTGTGACAACCTTTTTGATCATTATCTATCAAAAAGAGGCGGAGTTATGAATGAAGAAACACAGTCGAGTGCAATTAGCTATGTAGCTCAAATGCTACCTACTATTCCTGCTCTTCTTCCGAGTCTTGCATCGGACAACATTGCTATCCATCAGGCAATTGATCTTCCTCAAGCTAACATCTACTACATGAATATCAAAGCAGATGTTACTAAGGGTTCAGTTACTGTGGGCGATAGCCTTATCAATGCTCGTACAGGTCATGCTTCAGGTGAAGCATCACGTTTGTATGCATCAGATAAGATTGTTGGTGAAGTTATGGCTGCTCCTTCTCAGGCTCGTACAGCTACGTTTTCTGCAGTCGCAATGATCCCAGCTATTGCAGGATCATTTGTGTTCACATTGAACACGACAGTTAGTGGTGTAACCTCTACAGAAACTTTCACCGATGCTGGTGACGGTACTGCAGTAGGTAGTAAAGGATCAACAGCAACCAATGTAGCTTCAACTGGTGTTATCGCAGTTGATACTGGTTCTGGTAATACAGTTAATGCAGTAGCTGGTGCAGTTAGCTATCGTGTTAATATTGAAAGTAATACGGATGCTATCGGTGGATTACGTTTTGAAGTTACTAGTGCATCAGTAACGGCTGAGACTTTCCCACTACGTGTTGATTACACTGCATTTGCTCAAGTATTAATGCAGAGAGCTCATGGTATCGTTCTTAATAAAGCAGCAATGGATTTCGCAGTACAGGAAATTCGTTTCGCTATTGATGAACGTGTATTTGGTCAAGCATTGACAGATGCTCAACATGCTGATGGTGCAACATCTCCTGGTACGTTTGACTGTACAGTTGGTACAGGTCAGGAATGGATTTTCCGTATGAATGAGTTCAAACGCTATCTCTCAAAAGGTTCAGCAAATATTTTCGCAAAAACCTTGAGATGTCGTGCGAATGTAATCACAGGTGGTATCAATGTTTGTGCATTGATTGAGAATCTTCCTGGGTTTACTCCAGCATCAGGTATCGGTACAAAACCGCCTGCTGGACCTCACGTATTTGGTAAACTTGGTGGAATGATGGTTATCTGTAATCCTTTCTATGATGCAGATACATATCTTCTATCTTTTCGTGGTGATAACTGGTTGTATGCTGGTTTAGCATATTGTCCGTATCTTCCATTGTATCAAACGAATCCAGTTGAACTTGCTACTTTTGACACCCAACAGGGTTTCTTGAGCATGGCTGGAATCGCTAGTATTAATAAGGGTATGTTCACGTATGGATATATTTCTAATTTCTAAGTAGTAATTAGAATATGTTCATCAGATCGTAGTTCAAAACTTGGAGGGAGTAAAACCCTCCCTCCAAGTTTTTAAAAGGAGACGAAAATGAAAATTAGATTCTTGAAGGAAGAAAATATTTCAGTGAATGGGGTTCTTATAAAATATACAGATAAAGTTGTTGAGTTGAATGATGATCGTATGGAAACTGCAAAAGAGTGTGCAGCATATGGAATAATCGAAATTATAGATACTTGTGAAGTCAAGGAGCCTGTTGTTGAAAAGGTTGTTGAGGAAGTAATTGAGGCTCCCATTATAGAGACCGTAGAAGAAGAGGTCGTTGAAGAAGAGGTCGTTGAAGAAGAAGTCGTTGAAGAAGAAGTCGTTGAAGAAGAAGCTCCAGCTGTAATAACAGTTCCTGTTACAGATTCAAATATAGTCAAGAAACTTCTCAGTTCGATTAAAAGAAAACGCACTATGAAGAGTCTAAGCATTTTTGCTGATGATCTGAAAAATATGATTGATGCTGGTGAACTTGATGATAATGCTGTTGAGGTTATTACGAAGGCACTTGAAGAAAAGATTGATTCTGTGGTGTAATTATTTGTGGGGGGTCGAGGCATGAAAAAGATATCTACAATAACATTGTGTGTTGGCTTGCTCTTAGCCTTTGTTTCACTTTCAGAGCGGAGCATAAAGAGGTTGGATGATACTGGTAAGCCTCTGCATGGGGGTAAATTCAATCACGAACGGGCTGTCAGGGATGCAAGAAAATATAATGAGGATGCGGTGATAATTGAAAACAAACCTAATGGGTTTATGGTGGTTGGAGAGAAGTCAGTCCATTTTAAGCCAGATGGCAGTTTTATTGAAGTAGGACCACTTAATCAAGGGCGTGATAATGAATACTAGCGAAATTGTAGAATATGTGCAGCAATCATTTGGAAGCGTAAAACTTGCGACGAATGAAACAATTCTTAAACAGAATATAAGTACAGCCGTCAGATATTGGAATTCGCATTCAGCCTACGGCATAATTAAGATGTATACTGCTCCTACTGATGTGAATGGGGAAGTTACTGTTGATGCAGAAATCAAGACAGTGATTGATGTGTTCCCGAATACTACTGATGACCAACAGTGGGGCGGTCATCCTATGTATATTATGTTGGGATATGTGACTATCAATAGGTTTATGTCGGATCTTATGCAATTGCAATACACTTATGAAGCATACAAAAGATTTCTTAATCAGGATTTTCTTTGGAAGTTTGTTAAGACAGGTTTGGCGGCAGCGGGCGGTGGGACTCTTTATTTGAATAATGTCCCAATTTCAGCTTCAAAGGTTGCCGTTGAAGGGTTGAAGAGGATCGCTGATGATGAGGATATTGTCGATGAGCAGGTTCTCGATTGGATTTTAGATTATTCTATTGCAATCACGAAACTCACTGAGGGGCTTATGATAAGGAAGGCTGGGATGATCGGGATTGATAACGATGGTGCTGATCTTGTTCGTGAAGGAAAAGAAGAGAAGGAAGCATTGCAACTCAAGTTAAAGAAAGAAGCCGTTTGGAGCTTCATTGGCACAAGGGGATAATCAATGGTTGAATATACTGAAATGCTTGTGGGACTGAATGAGAAGAATCTTGCAGAGTTAAAGCAACAGCAATCAGATATAACAAAACTATTCCCTAAATTCCCTCCAAGAGTGAAGGCACTCAGACAACGTGGTGGGATAAGACTTGTTGACAAGACAAAGGGTCTTTGGACATTTGAAGTTGTTTCGGGAACGATAGATAATAAGAAATGGACGACAAAGTTACACTTTAGAAATGTCCCACAACTAATCAGAAAATATGGGCAGGATGGGGGGATTTATAAGAACGACAGGAAAACGATAAATAGAACTGCCTTGTCTGATAAGATTTATAACGAGCTAGATTTAGAACTTGAATGCGACGACCCTAGTTTCCTGTATTGGGGCTTCAGATATATAGCAACAAAGAATAAATATGTTTATGGTGGCAAAGAAAATCGGAGACCTGACATCAGGAATCCAAAACAGTACGGAGCGTTTTGCAAACATATTCAATTGATAATGGAACAGATCCCATTTTATTTGTCTACTTTTTCAGCGACATTGAATAGATTCTATGATAAAGAAATAAAAGAGCAGGAAAAACTATATAATTCAGAAGAAAAAAAGGAAGTGGACAAATGAACTATTTAGACATTAGCGTTAAACTTGATGAGGAGACAACATCTTCTGCTATCTCATATGTCCCTGGAAGGATTGGCGTGGTTGGGGGGCAGTTGAGGGTAGAGACTGAAACTGGTAAGTATTATTCATTTGAGGAGTTTGAGAAAATGGTGAACAGTAATATGAACAAGTTGATGCGTGAGTCAGCAAACAATCTTCAAATTGTAAAGAAACGCAAGCTGGTCGATTCATTGAGAAAGAAAATTGTTAGAGCAAATTTGTCTGAGCAACAGTTCAAGTCTGTCTTCCCAAAGGCAGTTTCTTTTGATTTGAAAGGGGACAGTCTTGTGAGTGAACATACACTTGACGGAGATTTTAAGAGCCTCTTGAAGAAGATGCCAGATGACCTTGGCGAACTTGATATTATTGAACATAGGATAGAGAAGGGTAAGGATTTTTCAGAATATCTCAATGAGAAGACATCGACACTGTATAAGGTTGCACTCGTTGCACCTGTTGAGGGGATTAACATTACTTACATTGGAGAACTTGGGGTTGTTGGAGATGTATTTGAGACGATCTCAATCAGTGATGCGGAGATTGTAAATGAAGTTTCAAAGATGGGGTACAAGGTTAGAGGGAATACGATTGCTTCATCAGGAAAAAGATTCTCAGTTGATTTCTATAGAGACTTATATGATTTGATAATAAATATAGACAATAAAGAGTAATATCGAAAGGTGGACGGCATGAAGTTGAATGAACAGAACATAAAAAAAATTGATTTGTATAAGTTTTTACTTGCATCATTGCTTGGGTATGTTACAAATAATGTTGGCACTTCAGTTGACTTATTTTATGACAAGGTGCTAGAGCGTGGGGCAAAAGTTTTACCTTCAGCAAAGAAAGAGAAACAGATTCTTGAGTTCGTTATTTTTGGGTTGACGACAGAAGATGCTCCAGTAAAAGATTCTGTCACTGCCTTAATGAGTGATCGCTTTACTGACTTATGTGATATTGTTAAGCCTTATTACAAAGCTGGGCGTTCAAAAAAAGTTGCTTTTTATAATAAGGGTGGAAAAGTATCTGACAAGATTCTCGACCTTTTAGATTTTGATGATCAAAAGGGGTTTTGGTGTGATTTCAATGGCGAAAAAGTTAATTTAATTTCAGAATAAAGGGGTGTGGGATGGATAGAGTTCTTGGCGATAGGTACGATGGAGATTTGTTGACCGTCCTTGACAAGGTAAAAATCGGTGTTGACAAATATTTAGAATGTACAAATAAGAGAGTGATTTTAGAGCAGAAGGGAAATCTCAAAAAGGGCGACAAAGTAAAATTGGCCGGGACTGCCAAGCGTTACGAGAGGCATGGGTCTCTAGGAGTCGGGACTGTTCTTGGTAGAGATAGAAGCGGCTACGCTCATTATAGAGTTGAGTTCATTGTTGATGGACATCCAGAAGAATTTTTTCTGTCCTGTGATGAGGTGATAAAAATTAAATCAAAACTTGGGAAGGAAGTGTAACATGGATAGAGTTCTTGGTGACAGATACGATGGAGACTTGCTTGACGTTCTCGATAAGGTAAAAGCTGGGGTTGACAAATATTCAGATGAGATAAAAAAGAAAAGACCGATGAAGGTTGAGTCAACGAAAGTAGAGGCGACGAAGAAAAAACCTACTAAGAAGATCACCGAGTCTTTGGAGCCAAGTCAATATATTTATGCGGGCGGAGGAAAAGCAAAATTTGTCAAAACAGTTAAGGAAGATAAAGATGGGAATTGGAAAGATGATTATTATGCTAATGATGGATACTATGTAATTCATAGAGGGCCACTTCATGATGTATATAAACTTGAGAAAGGTTCAAAGATAGACGATGAGCCGGCAGATGAATCAGTTATCGAAGAGGCGGATATGATTTATGCTGAAAAACTTACTCGCGTGATGAGGGATAAGGGGACGGATCGTGAGAAGGCTTTGAAGATTCTCCTTGTAGCGGGGGTTCCTGCAGAGGATGCGAAGACGACAATCGAGGGCGTGTATGATTATGATGCTGGCGGTGATGAGGAATTAGAATCTGTTGAAGAGGCAAAGGGAAATGCCGATGAAATTATTAATAAGATTCAGGCAAAATTCCCAAAGATGTGGATTAAGCCTGGCGAAGAATTTGACGGTGGCAGTGCAGTAGCTTGGTCTGGTGAAGGCAGTGAGATAAACGGTATTCCTGCATTTGATTATAATGACGAGGGTGGTGCTCTCATGGCTGATGCAGCCGATGAATTTGGGTTTGATGCTTCAAAGATGGGGAGTTCTTACGAGATGGGAGTCCATAAAGATCTTATTGCACTTTCCGATGAGCTTGGTATTTATTGGGAAGCACATGATCCAGGAACATATCTTGCTTATTTCGTAGATAATAACGAAGCAGAGCAGGTTGTGATTGCAACATTTACAGACAAAGAGCTTGCAGAAAAGAATGCGAAAGATATAAAAGGTTCAAAAGTAGTCACTAATAAAGATGGTAAATTTGAAGTGGTGGTAGGCTAATGGACGAATCAAGCATTAATTTTCCTAAAGATCATCTTGCCAAAGATATTTGGTCTGGCTCTGGGGATACGTATGTTCTTAATGGGGATGTTAAGGATAAAATAAACTCGTATATAGACTCATATGATACTATCAATTTGAGAGATTATATTGATGGGGTTTATATTGTTGGATCTATTGGAACGAATCTTTATGACGATACTACGGACATTGATGTCCATTTGCAGGCGAATGATAAGTTCGATAGTCTTGAGGATAAGGACGAGATTTCTGATGAGTTAAAGGCGTGGAGCCACAAGAATCCGCTGTATGTCAATGAGCATCCATTAGAACTATATATGCAGCTCGATGACGAACAGGATAAGCACTCTGATTCTTTGTATGATGTTTTTAATGATGAGTGGATCGTTGGTCCTTTGTTTTTCCCACTCGATTATAATCCTTACAATGTTTTCTCTGAAGCATTTTCAAAGGTTAGCGAACTTGCTTCAGACCTTGATATTAATGTTGGTGAACTGAGACGGGACATTATTGATTTAGATCGTTTGAAAGCAGCTGCTGAGAAATTGCCGAAAGACAAGCAGGATGAATTGATTAAGTGGGTTGATTCAAAAACTTCTGAGGTCGAGGGAGATATTGAAACACTAGTCAGAGATATCGATTCTGTGAAATTGATCCGCAGAGAGTTTAATCGGTCTGACAAGCGGTGGAATGATAATAATGCGATGTTTAAGATGTTTGATGTTTATGGTTATTTTAAACTGGGAAATATCTTGAAGGACACTTTGAGAGATGATGATTTAACTCCAGATGAGATTGAAGATATAAAAGGTGTCACAAGAATTTTAGACGTTTAAGGGGATATAAATGCTCAGAGAAACTGGACAACTTTTACCATTCGATACGATAAATGCACTAAGGTTTAACTATAATTATATTATAGATGTGCATGGATTCCCTTGTGAGTTGTATATTCCAGGAGACACTTCAGTAGAGGATGTTGAGGTTGATGATATTTACGAGGATTATTCAAATATTGTTACGACCGATTATGAAAAGTATGATGTAAAAACATTTGTTGAATGGTCACCAAACAACAAAAGGCTCAGAAAGTTAGGGGTCTATGTTGAGAATGAGACTCCGATTGTTGCTTGGTTAGACATAAGGACTCTTGAAGTTGAGATACAAAAGAATTCTTACATCAAGTTGGCTATAAATTATATTCCAAACACATGGAGAACTCAAGAGTTTGAATTGGTTGAGAGAGTTCAGAAGGCAATGTACAATTCTGAGGTTATTAACGGGTGGATAATCGCACCAAAACGGTACGATACACCAACGAGTTAAGGATAAATGATGGCAGATGTCTGGACAAGCACAAATATAGCGAAGGTTACGAGCGAGAATCTTCTGACCAGTATGCTTTCTAAGTTCTCAACGTGTCTAAGGAGTGGTGCATCTGTTGGAATTGATCTGATTTTTGCACCTGGGGATATTGCACTTAGGAAAAGAGCAGAAAGATTTGAGAAGATCAATGCCGTTGCAGACATAAAAGGTGATTATCCTCTTGATTTCATTAGTGTTTGGAAGACTAAGACAGAATTTGATTGGGCTAGACAAAGAAACTCGATCGGTCAAAAGGGTATTACTGTTCAGGTTATGAATGATGATGATGACGATGTCGCTTTTCTTGAAATCCCAAAAGCAATCCCTGTTAAGTATGAGTATGAAATAAGTTATTTCACTGTTGATGGCGGCAAATTAGATTTATTTGACTACGATTTTATGTTTTGGATTCAGTCAACTCCGAAGGTGACGGTTAATTTTGTTAAAGAGGATGGGGCAGATTTACAATATCCATTAGATTTTCAGGTATTATTTAGTCCAGATATGCAACAAAACTCAACGGTTTCAGATCAATATGACGAAGGAAAGTATTGGAGAAAGACATATACGATTGAAGTTGAGGCTTGGCTTATTGAGAATACAGAAGAGTTGCATTATGCCAAAACAATTAATTTGAATATATACGACATGGACGAAGAGGATATAGAGTATTACACAAATGTAATTACAGAACCTTAATGGGGGAAACTGATGACTGACGAACTTGATATAATTCAAAAAATCACAGAGGCGAAATATTTGTCTGATGATGAGATCAGGGAACTCATTGCCAATCCGAATATTTTGCCATGTGCCCAAGACAGAACGATAAAGTTTTGGATTGAAAGGCTCAAGTTATGGGGAGAGCCAAAGATCACATATCGGATGGGCAGTGGTAGGAAAGTGAAGATTGGGTGGAAAGAGCTGGAAACACTTATGTCATCTACACAGATCGATAGAACATTTAGCAAGTGGGATATAAAGGAGACAGGTCTTACCTCTATGAGAATGGTAAGGGAGGTTCTTGGGACAGGGAAGAAGGAGACTGTTGATCTTAAGATAGATTTAAATAAATTTATTAAGAAATCAATGCGTAATTTCAAATTTTAGTAAAATAAAGGAGAAAAGATCATGGCTACAGGTGCAGCAAAAGTAACATTTACAGTTAAAGATATTTCTGAGAGAGCAGCAGGGATTAGTTTATCATCTGCGGCGATTGTTTTCGGAAGCAACAAGGGGTCATTGGTTCCTGAATTGATTACAAGTACAACACAATTTCAAGAAGAGTACGGTGATCCAGCAACGACTGATCTTGCAATGCATTGTGCATTAGGGTATTTGCAGGAGGGTAACCAACTGTATGCTTGTCGTGTGGTTGATGGAGCTCTTCATGGTGGTGTATCGATAACAAGCGGCACACCTGTTTCATATGCAACAGTAACAGGTGTAGCAGATATTCTGGGTACGCTTAGTTTTGAAGCAGACACATTATTCATCTGTTTCGCTAAAGATCCTGGTACATGGAATAATGACCTTGGCATTAAGATTTCAGACGTTGACCCGTATTACCATTACTTCACGGTTACGGTTCAAGATGAAGATGAGAATGGGGTTCTACAGACTGTCGAGACATTTACGGAATGTTCCCGTGATAAGATTGTTGATGGGTATGGCAACTCGATGTACATTGAAGATAGAATTAACGGAGCAAGTAAGTATATCTATGTCAGAAACAACACAGACATTGTAGGGACTACGGATCCAGCGGCAGTCGCAACAGCAGTTCAGCCCGCAGCAGGAACGAATGGTTCGACAATATCGGCTGCAGAATTGATTGTAGGATGGAATCTTTTCACTGATACAGAAGCATACGATCTTAGAATATTGATTAATGGGGGATATACTGACTCATCTGTACAAACAAAAATCAAGACGGTTGCAGAGGCACGGTTAGATTGTGTTGCGATTCTTGATGTTCCTCTAGCAAGTACGGATGCGGCAGATGCTGTTACATTTAGGACTACGACTCAGAATTATAATACATCTTACTGTGCTCTTGAGACTCCTTGGTTGAAGATTTATGATGAGTTTAATGGTGCGGTTATTAGTATTCCAAAATCTGGTGATGTCGCAGCAATGTATGCTTTGACAGATAGACAGTATGGATTCGCAGGTGGGGCTCCAGCAGGTTTGAATCGTGGTGTTTTTCCAAGAGCAGTTGGTCTTAGATTTAATACATTGACGAAGACGACTTATACTGCTGGAGAATTGGATACTATGGCGGACAATCAACTGAATCCGATTAAGAACGATAAAGGATATGGTATTGTTCAATGGGGAGAAAGCACTCTCTTATCGAGACAGTCTGCATTGCGGGATGTTCATATTCGCAGATTAATAAATCAGATTGGTATTCAGGCAACTGAACTTTGTAAGACCTATTTGTTTGAGCCGCTTCTTATCTCTACGTATTACAGAGTGCAAACGACGGTGGATCAGTACATGCGTGATCTTGATGGTCTTGGTGCATTTGATAATGGTACACCTGATGCTCCAACGGTTGGTTACAGAGTTGTTGTCGATAGTACAAACAACACGCCATCTGATCGTGACAATGATATCTTGAATGTATGGCTATATGTTAAGCCCGTGAAGGTTGCAAAATATGTTCAAATTAAATGTGTTATTACGAGATCATCAGCAAGTTTTGATGCAGTAATTGCTGCTGGAATATAAAAATTGAAAAATTATAACAAAGGAGATAGAGATGTCATTAGATGTGAATGTATTAAAAAATAATTTAACTGATGTTCAAAGAACATTTAAGTGGGAATTGGATATCCCTAGCCCTAAAGGTCTTGGAACAAATGATCTATGGAATATTCGTGCGATTTCAACTGTAGAGCCTAGTGAATCATACGAACCTATCGATATAGATTATAAAGGAACTGCTGGATTTCGTGTTGCTGGTCGTAGGAGATTAGATCATGAATTTACAGTGACTCTTATTGAAGGTGAAGACGGTGGGACTTTGGATGCAATTAAGTCCTGGATGGATATTGTTGGCACAACAGCTGATAGTGACTATAAGACAGACATGGTTATCTCAAAGTATAGTTATGATGATTCAACAGTTACCAAGCGTATTAAATTGATTGGATGTTATCCACAGAAGCGTGATGGTGGGGATCTTGTTTCAGATGCTTCAGAAAGACAAAACTATACAGTAACATTTGCTTTTGATGACTTAGAAGTTGAATAGTATATTTCTTGGGGGATTCAGTGGATATAAAAAACAGAGGAAAGCAATTTGCCAAAGGTCATGGAAGGTCAAAAGCAAAATCTGCTATTGGCGATCTTGGTGGAGTGGTAAGGAAGACTATTGGCGTTGCTACGGCTTATCAAAGGAATTATCTTTGGGAAGTCCATCTCCCAGCCATACCTACTTCAAGGGGGCTTTCAATAAAGGGTTTTAAAATACCGACAGCTGGGATTTCTCTTGTCGGATCACTTGCGGAGACGGATATCGTTGAAACGGCAGTAAAGGCTGTTAGTGTGAATGGCGAAGAGATGGAGCCAGACCATGTTCCACAGGGGAATAAGAAGGCGAATTATGCTGGGACGATTGAGCCTCCAAAATTGACATTGACGATAAGAGAACGAGAGAACGGGGCGGTAAGCAATTATTTGAGAAAGTGGAGAAGTCAAATTTGTACGAGGGAAGGCTATTATCGAGGCAAGGGAAATTTTGCAAAAGATATAACCGTTCAAATGTCGAGCAAAGAAGGCATCCCATCGATCAATTATGTATTTCGTAGTTGTTGGCCTACAACTGTTGAGACTTTTAATGTTTCTTATGATGAGAGTGGTTTCGTTGAGTATGAGGTTTCCTTTCAAACTGATGGGATGGAGACTACTAGATTGGCTGAAGTTTTATAACTATTTTAATAACAAAAGTATAAGGAGGGTTCATGGAAAATTACTTTGAAGTCAAATTACCTTCAGGGCTAGTTCTTTATGAGAACGTAGAGGAAGTGAAGATTCGACCATTGAAGGGATCTGATGAAAAGTTTATTCAGGAGTTTAATATCGCCAACTTTGAAAACAAGTTTAGTGTGTTGCTTAAAAATGGCGTTATGACTGGAATGGACCCAGAAGAATTAACGATTGGGGATAGGCTATATGTTGCGTTATATTTGTCTGCAACAAGTTTTGACTCAATACGAGATGTTGGGAAGTGCTTGTGTGAAAATTGTTTGTCTGAGAATACGATAAAGGTTGATCTGTCAAAATTAGACACTGTTTATTTGCCTGATGGGTTCAAAGAGCCGATTGCGGTTGAACTTGAAGATGGGAGTTCTGTGAGCGTAAGGCTCAAGAGAGTTAAGGATCAGATAAAGATTTTGAATAGAATGAAGAATAAGGGAGAAGTTGATCCGATGTATGAGATTGCTCTCCTCATGGTTGACGATGATAACATGCTTGAGAGGATTGCTAAGCTATCAGAGCTTCCAATCAAAGACATTGGAAAACTGAAAAGCGTTCAGACGAAATTTTATCATGGAGTTGACCTGGAATGGAAATATACATGTCCTAGATGCGGAGGTGATGGCGTTCTGCCAGTACCCTTTCGACTTGACTTATTTTTTCCAGACTATGATGCCATTGAAAGCACTACTAACTATAGTTTTTGATTTGGCGATGTATTGTAACATGCAACCGAGTGAAACCTTGAACTTGTCTAGGGATCAGATGTTGTGGTTTAAAGCTGAACTAGACGACAGAATGAAAGAAAAGGCAGACAGAAATGGCTGAAAGTTATTCGGATCTCAGAACTAGATTGAAATCACTGTTGGGGGAGAAGTCTTTTAAGACTGATCGTACAACATATAAATATTTAGTTAGTATGGGAAACAATATTAAGAATAAGTATCTTCCATTGGTAAGTCGGATTTCTAGATACAAGGGTGCTGAAAAATATAAGGACATCCTTGGGACTACGAAAAATTTGTTGGTTGATATTGGCAAAGATATTAGGATATTTTCTGGGGCAACCAAGGTTACTGTGACTGAAGAAATGGTGACCACTTTCGTTACAAGAGCCGAGACTCTGGCGAATGTTGTCCCAGATCTTTTAGATAAGATTCAAAATGACATCGCTCTTGTTAGTAAGATCCGTAACCAGGTAGACGGGTATGATGACATGATGCGTGGCATGGAGATTGGATCGTCAAATTTTGAGGGAGCGGTGAAAAGAGGACAAGAGAGAAAAGGTGGCTTGTCTGATTTTACTGGAAGGGTAAAAGAAACTGCTGGGTATGGTGGAGCGATGATGGAAGGATTCTCTAGGGGATCCTCTACGAGAATTCCTGGCGGGGCTGTTGGCGGAGCTGTTACAGGAGCATTAGAATTAGCATTAGGACCATTAGCACAGCCGTTGATCGGATTGGGCACTGGTGTTGCAGGAGCGGTTAAAGGCTTCAACCAGAGACGAAATGAGAAAAAGAGGGCTAGGCTTGGCGGGAGTTTACAATCGCAAGCAATGGAAGTATCTGACGACAGCATTGAAAAAACATGGGGAGAAAGATTATTTGCCGCACAGAATCCAAGTATTAGGGATAATATTTCTGGTAATTATGGTGAGGAGGGTGGATTTGATTTCGGAGGTGAGTCTGTCGATAAGGGGATGAACATAAAAGGGAAAAAGCCTAGAAAGAGGGCGAGGTATAGAAGTTCAGGTGGGACCTCGATGGGGCTATTTGAGTTCTTTGATAAGGATGCATTCAAGGCAAAGTGGACTAAGGAATTATTGAAAACTGTTAAAAAAGGTGGGATTCTTGGCGGCAAAGGTAAGGATGGTAGCGTAGCTGGTGGATTTCTATCGGCAATGTTCATCCGGAAAATTGGGGCGGTAACTCTAGGGCTTCTTACTGGTACAATGGCGGTGATTATTGCTGGAGTCCTCGCTGCTCTTGCAGGGTCTGCTCTTTGGACATATTTTTATGATGATATTAAGCAAGGGATCAAAGAGAAATTGGGAGTCGGAGAGACGACCGCTAAGGTTGCGACAGATTCAATAGGAGTAGGAGCCCCAATGGCACTTGGGCTTAATGCTCCTGCGATAGCTCAAGATATGTGGAAGGGATCAACAACTGGCGAGAAGGCAATGGCTGCAGCAACTGGGCCTATGGGCTTGGTAACATCAGCCATCTCTAAATTATTTAGGAAGGATGAACCTGTCCTTGAAGGTGGTGGTCCA